GGGCCTAATAAAAATTGTTTGCCCAGAACTAGCAGCAGTAATTGCTGACGCAATTGTGCTAAAAGTACCCCTAGAACCAACTGTAGATGAAGAATCAACGACTAAAGGTGTAAGCCAAGTTCTATTTTCAATTTTCATTTGGCCTGCAGCCGTTTTATGCGTATCCATAAGAGAAAAGGATCCGCTATCGTAACCTAAAATATCAATATTACCAGCGACAGGAGAGATTGCACCGCCTGTGTCTGGCGTCAAAGTCTCAGTGACAACCCCTGCGGCTGCTTTAATATCAATTGTTCCAGGGCCATTTGTTATGGTTATTGATCCATCACTCGATGAAAGAGTTCCTACGCTAACGTGTGTTCCGCCAACATTTAACGCTGTTGAGCCAATTAAAAGCTGGCCATCAGCCGTCAAAGATGGAGTTTGTCCACCAGATAGGTTTATATTTGATCCATAAATTGTGTCGTTATAACTTCCGGCCATATTTTCCTTAAATTATAGAAGCTTTTGTATATAAACCTACCGCCGACCAATACAGCGTAAGCCCTGCTACGCCTGTAACTCTTAAAACAAAATTATTTCCAGAGAATACAACATTCCAATCGGCGGTGACTAAGGCGGCCTCTTCGTCCACTTGTGCATCAACGATATTTACAATAGTCCCCGTTGCCCCATCAGTTCGTACAGTGCCCGTAATAAAATATCCAGCGCCGGCCGGGGTAGTTGGCTCAAAAGCTGCTAATCTGATTTCAAACATATATGTGGCAGCAGATCCCATATCAAAAAGGATGATGTCTGAAGATGCAGCGCCTAAAGTCGTTGTTGTTCCAGTCCAGCGATTTGTAATCTGTACCTGGATTGAATCGCTACTTATGGCTGTTGTTTGAATCCCATTTGAATTATCGGTATCTACACTGTCAGATAAAACATATAAATTATTTGCTGAGGGAACAGCTATTGTCAAATCATCTTCCGTGAACTGCAGGGGCACTGACGGCGGAAGCGACCCCGCTGTCACTCCCTGGAAAAATTGACTCATCTTTTAACCCACCTGCTAGAAGTTAAGCTTCTTTTTTTATAACATCCATCTTTAATTGCATCTTGCGCGTTTAGCGGTATCCCACGATTTGGAGCCACGTCGGATGCGATGCCGTTTTTCCGTATAAAATTTGTCCTGCGGCCACACTCAAAGTGCCACTTCCAAAACTTGGAGCATTAAAATGATTTGCTTGAAAATCTACAATTAAAGTCCCTAACGGTGGAATAAAATCATGGTCATTTACGCCATCCAAGCTGATATCAATGGATACCGTGGTGCTACCGTTATAAATTTTTAAAATCTTTACGGTGTCGGAAAAACCAGACCCATTTAGGGCCTGGTATGTTCCAGTAAGCGTCGATGGGTCAAATTGAGCCTTTAAAGTACATTGTACACGGCTTGTCTCTTCGGTTGCCATTCTGGACCTCTTTTTTTATGCTACGTAGGAATATGCCCATACAGTTCCGTTAGAATATACTGTGGCTCCAGAATATGCTGCAGACAACACTTTTGTAGCTGCTGCTGCTCCTCCTCCAACAAGGTTAGTGCCGCCGCCACTGATCGTGATATTATTCACAGCAGCAGCGCCTCCAACATCACGGATTACGTAAGTTCTTCCAGCCACAGCTGTGGCGGCTGGTAAAGTTACCGTCAAAACACCACCGCTGGTATCACAATCTAGAAAATAATCTGTTCCTAAAACTGTGTAGGGCGTGCTCGCATTTGTAAGCGATGTATGGTTGACAATTAGTCCTGAAGCTAGTTTTATGCTTCCAGTTCCTGCGGTAATAGTTACTCTAGAAGCTGCTCCTGAAGCGGTGATGTTCATTGCATCTGTGACGTTTTCCCCGGCGGTCAGCGTCATTGACCCGTTTGTATTTGTGATAATTGTATCTTTTGCAGCGGCACCAGTCGCAACAAAGTTTACTCCACCCGCACTTGTAATGTTGATTGAATCTGCGTTGGCTTCACCAGAAACTACATTTACAGCCCCTGCAGTAGATTGAAGGGTCAAGTCTGCAGCGCCAGTAACTTTTAAGTGCGATGCTGTAGCAGAATCCAGAGCCATTGCTCCTGTGGTTGTAATATTACATCCACCAGTTCCTAAAGATCCTGTAAGGCCTCCTGCTGCGTTTGAAGCTGTCAATTGTATTGCATCCGCAACGGCTTCTCCAGCATTTAAAATAATCGAACTTGCTGTATCAATTATTGAAAAATCACCTGTAGCTATCGTGATGTTAGAAGCTCCTGATCCTGCTAAGGATAGAGCGCCTGTATTAGTAAGAGTTACACCACCTGTGCCTGCTGTGGCAGTAATACCGCCTGCAGCGTTACTTGCATTAATCTTTATAGCATCTGCAGCGGCTTTAGCAGATTGAGTTATCACTCGTCCTAAAGTTGAACTAAGAGTTAAATCAAAAGCGCCTGTGACAGATATATCAGATGCTGCAGCTGCAGCTAAAGATAGTTTACCAGTATTGGTAAGCGTAACCCCTGCTGTGCCGGAGTTTAACGTCCATCCGCCAGCAACATCTGAAGAAGTGATGTTAATAGCTGTTGCGGCGGCTTTACCCCCAGAAATAGTTACTCCGCCAACATCGGAAAGTAAGTTTAAACTAGCTACACCAGTTCCCTGGTCGGCATGGATTTTTATTGTCTCGCTAGTCCCCGCATCTGCATGAAGATAAATGGCATTAGCATTATTCAGCCCAGATAAAACTTGTACACCCCCTACATCAGAGGTAAGCTGGATTGATGTAGCTGCAGTGCCTTGGTCGGCGTGGATTTTTATTGTTTCGCTAGTCCCTGCATCGGCATGAAGGTATATTGCGTTGGCATTGTTCAAGCCTGCTTGAACAAGCACTCCGCCCACATCCGAGATCATTTCGATTGAGTTAGCCCCAGTACCCTGATCCGCTCTTAATCGGATAGTTTCAGAGGCGCCACCATTGGCATGTAAATATATGGCTAAAGCTGAATTTTCAGTAGCTGTAACATTAACACTTGATCCAGTTGCCGTAATGTTTATATCTTCGCCTGCAGAAGCACCAGAAGCCAAAATATTTACACCGCCTTGTGTCGATTCTATATTTATAGAATCTGTGGCATCTTCTGTAGCTGTCAAACGGATGGAGCTTCCTGTTGCAGTAACAACAATGTCCTCTCCCGCAGCAGCTCCTGAAGCAAGTATTTTTATGCCGCCAGCAGTTGATTCTATATTTACTGAGTCAACAGCGCTTTCGGTCGATGTAAGGCGGATGGAGCTGCCTGTAGCCGTAACAACGATGTCTTCCCCCGCAGCAGCTCCTGAGGCTAGAATTTGAACGCCGCCAGCAGTAGATTCAATTTTTACAGCGTCTGTAGCGCTTTCTCCGGCGCTTACAACAAATGATCCCGTCGCAGTGGAAATAGTAGCATCGGCAGAGGATGCCAAGGTGACAACGCCTGTTCCGTCAGCTGTAAGTCCCGTAAATGCCCCAGAACTAGCTGTTACATCGCCGATAGGCCCTGGAGCCGACATTACTGCAGTTAAGTTTGAAGGCTGAACAAAGTAAGCTTGAACACCTGTAGAAGCTATTCTAGCGACTGCGTTGGCATCGCTAACAAGCTTACCAATACCTGATGTCGTAGTTGTAGCCACGGGAGCGCCTGCGATAGCTAATGCATCTGCATAAGTTTTCGTAGCCACTGGCTCGCTGTTATCTGTAAGAAGAACTGTACCGTAGCTTGTAGTGGTGGCGTGATTTGCCCCAGACGTGTTCCAAACTCCAGCACCAGATGTCTCGTATATGATAGGAGGATTTACACTATTGTCCTGCCATTTTGTACCGGGATTAAAAACATCTAAGCTTGTAGGCGCTCTTTGAGCGTATCCAATAAATTGTGGATAAACATATGAATCCACACCAGTTGCAAAAGGAGTTCCCTGGGCGGTATTATTTAGGGCTGCTGTCATGATGGCCTCATAGTGGTAAAGAGTATCGTAAATAAACTTGACAAACTACGGCGGCGATCTCGTACAAACAGCCTAAAACATGGTGAGCGACACCATTAACGCTAATGCCAGAGTATCAGATAAAATTTTTATCAGCAAGAGAAATCAAGGAATGTCTTTCGTTGATTTGATGTGAGAAATGTGCTATAACAAAGAAAATGAAGGAGAATAAAAATGGACATACAATTTTTTACAATTCTGCTAACAATAATAACTATGTTTTTATCAATAGTTGGATTATTTATTTGGAACCGTACCGAATCCAGGACTGATATCCGGCACATGGACAATAAAATTGACTCTATTCGGGAGTTGGTTCATGCCATCCACTCAGAAATGAAAGATTTTCATAATAGGCTTTGTGCCATAGAAGAAAGGAATAAGAAATAATAAATAATAAATTAAATTGGTCAATACATGCTGAATTTGTCATCATATTTATCACTCTTCTTGGTGTATAATTTATGATTGATGGAAAAATAGAGCGTCAATCAGAAAGAACAAACAAGCTTTATGAAATGTTAATTGATCTTGTGAAGGATAAAAAATGAAAAAATTTATGATCATGCTAAACTTAGTTTTTTTTGTTGTCATATGTATAGAGACATTTTTGATAATAGATTCAAATAGAAGTGTGGAATACTTTATGAATAATTCAGAATATTGGAGAAACAATTATTTTAACTTATACGCTCGTAAGGATATTGACCACCCTTGATAAGAGTATACATTGACGCTCCCATTGAAGGAACTTTTCCTTTCCACCATTTTCCCCATGCATTCTTTCCGTCCGTTCTCGCAGGGACTGCCCCCTTCTGGAATAGGTCGAATATTTGCTTTGGAACGCCCCCATAACTGTATATGGGCCCATTTTCTTGAGGATAATCGCCCTGGAATTTTACTAGAAGTTTTCCTGTTTTGTCGTCATAGGAAAAAGAGTTTATATTGCTTGATGGCATCGATGGCTGTAATTGTGGCTCCGGTGGTGGTTGTGGTGGTAATCTCTCAACAGATCCTTGCAATTGTTCTATACGTGATGTAAGCCACTCCAGCTGTTCTGCAATTAGTCCCTGGTGCTGATCGCTGAGCTCTTGACCAGATTGTAGAGTGGTGCTGAGGGCTGCCAGCAACTCATCTAAAAGTTGTTGCAGATTTTGCAGCTCGTTCACTACGCACCACCCCTCAACTGCTGAACTTTCTGAATGGCTGCCATAAGAGCTTGATTTCCTTGTCCAGATTGTCCTTGTGGAGCTGCCTGTCCTTGTTGCGCAGGTTGTGGCATAGGCGGCGACGACTGCTGTGGCTGTTGTTGTTCTTGCTGTGGTTCTCCATAAATCGATTCCATAATCTCCCACCACCCAAGTCCATGATCTTTTTCAATCTTCTTTATGATTTTGGCAAACTTAGGATCTTTGATGGCTTTAGAGCCTGCTTTTAAGTAATTTCCTCCCTTTTTAATTTCTTGATCGATCAATTGATGAAGTTCAGGCGAATATTGTTGAATAATATTTCCTTTTTTTTCAGGCTGTTTGGATTTATTTATTTGCTCTCCAATAAAATCTTTTACCTGTTGAAAGTCATAGCCACCATCAATTGCCTCTTGTACGAATTTTCCGAACTTTGGACTTATTTTTGATAACCCTTTGATAGCTAAATTTTCCGGTATATATTGACTTAGAAATGGAGCGGCTCGGGATAACAGCGGAATAAACGACGCCGCTCCAAGAGCTGATCCTACGCTAAGGGCTGCTTTCCCAAATCTTTTAGGTCCTTCAGCCTGCCTCTTCATTTCATCTGTCGTTCTTTCATAGGGATTCATAATTTTTACTCCCAAGCTCGTAGCCATATGTCTTTCATGTCAAATACATTCAAATTTTTTGTCAATTGATCTGCCTGCCACACTTCTAAATTATCTCGGTTATCGTCTAAATATTTTAAAAAACCTCGTGGGTTTTGACCTTTTTGTTGCAATTCATATGCAATCGATAAAGGGCTGTTTTCTTTCCCCATTTCTTTTTTTAACTTTTCATAAGTTATATCGTTCATGGTTGGAATCGAGACACCTCCAATAACAGGAGCGCCAACTTGAATACCCAATTTATTTAAAGTCGGAATTTTTCCCTTTTGAATTGGGTATGCCTTATGCGCAGCGTACAAAGGTGATACTTGATGATTTTCTATCATTTGATCCATCATCATTTGTTGCTCGCCGCGATCGGCAAATTCTTTTTGTAAAGCATTTGCTCTTCTATTAAAATCAGACGGAGACCAAGCACTCAAAGATTTTAAATCTAAATAATTCCTGTTAGCCTGGTTCATTTCTCCGGAATATTTTTGTATAGCTTCTTCTTGCGTCAGACCTTCGCCACCTTCTTTCTTAGAAAGAATAGCTTTTAAAATTTTTTTTTCAAAATTTTGCATTGCCTTAGGTGGTATTGCGTTTAAAGCAAGTTTGTCAATTTCGGTTTTTAAAGCTTCTTTTGCCTGCTTTTCTTTTGCTACTGCTGTCGCTTCTTGATTCTGATAGGCTTGCTGTATTTCTGCATTCCTGGAAGTTATAGCCTTTCTTTCAGCTAAAGCGTTATTAAAATCATAATCGTAGCGCGCAGGATTCTGTTGAAAATTTTGGTATGCATCTTTTCTTTCTTCTTGTTCAGTGGGCGGGATTGCCGTTTTATATGACTCTGCCGTTGCTTCAGGTGTTGCTAAAGTAGGAATCGTTCCTCTCACAGGTTGGCTTATTTCCTCTTCAGTCGGTATATATCCTTTAGATTTTGGTTGTCCCTTTTCTTGTGCTTGATCTTGGCCTTGATATTGATTTTTAAGAGCATTTAAATAGGCTTGCTGTCTTTGCAAATCTCCTAAAGATTGAACCACTTGAGGCTTCTCGGCTACGCCTGGAATAGATAATGCCTTGACAAACCCTTGCATAGGTGTTAAGTTTGCAGATTCTTTTTCAAACCTTTCTAATCCACTAGCTAGACGTGATCTATCAATCTCTTTAGGAATCTGTTCCGCAAGCCCCTGACCAATGCCCGAGCCAAGCCTTCCAAATATATTCCCTTGTTTAATTTTCTGTGCCACAACGGCCTCCTAAAGATTATGTATTATAGGGTTTCCATCCTGATGGAGTTCCTGCTGCACCATACGGCGAAGAATTTTTACCTACACCGCTGCTTCCTAATCCTTTTGCCCAATTGCCAACCATTCCTCCGATAGCACTTCCTGCAGGCCCCGCAAACGATCCTAACGCCGTCCCTAATGCAGGCGCAATCTGCGACAAAAATCCTTGTGTGCCTGGCTCGGTAACCATATTTTGGCTGAAGTTTTGTAATCCTGCCTGCCCAATATTTTGCAGTCCTTGCGCACCTTGCTGCCTTAAATTGGCTCGTATTGCACCGAGTCTCTCTGAAAGATCCGTTGCTCCTTGAATTTGAGCATTTTTAAATCCAGAACTAGAAAGACCTCCCGCTCCCATTCCGGCAAATTGCTCGGAAAGTCCTGGGATAATCTCTTCATTATATTGCCGCAATGCTGGGGCTGCAAAAGCGTTATAGTCAGCGCTGTTATCACTAAGAAGATTTCTATAGTAGTCTGCAGATGTACCAAAAGCACCGCCAGCACCTGCACCTTTACCAGCGCCTATTAATTGTTCATATAACCCTTCTTGCTCCGGTCTTAATGTAGAAACATTTTCTCGTTTTTCAGGAGTTCCGGTAAAAAATTTACCTACATTTCTTAAAAATCCCATATCAAAGCTCCTGCGTATATTCCCACACGAAAAAAGCGCGATCAAACGCTCCTGGGGACGTTATATTTATGTTAGGCCCATTAATCACAAGATCCGGCGATACTAGTGTGACCGCTTGCAGTGTAGTCGAATTTGTAGCCTCTACCCATGAATCGATCGATGTCAAATTAGCATCAAAATTAACTCCATGCGCTATCGGCGGATTAACTCCAGCGACTAATGGCCCTACATCAACCACTTTCCGTAAAATCGTTCTGAACTGTTGCGACGTGTTTCCGGTATTGGCGCCAGGGATGAATGCTTTCCCGCTTAACAGTTCCTCATCAAGATAAAATCCAATTTCTCGCACATTAATTGCATTGGCCATCCGCTTCAACTGCTCTACTAAAAATGCACGTCCTTCTTCCCATGTCGCAGGAGCGACGTCATAGGTGGGCACATAGCTTTCTAAAATTTGACTATCTTCTGGTTGCATATTAATACCCTATAGCCATCCATAAAAAACCATTATACGATCCAGAACTAGTTATAAATTTCCAATCAAAACCCAGACGATCAATATTTGATATAGCGACTGTAGCTGAATTACTGGGAGCAGCTGCGCTATAATACGGTTGTGTATACACAGTGAAGCATATATTTGGAAATTCTATGTTGTTTGTGGAAAATGTTAAGGGAGTCGGAACTGATGCTGTTGATGCCACTTCGCCCCATTGTATTATAAATCCCCCAGGAACAAACGTATATCCATTTTTAACACCACTCGTAGGCAGAAAATTTCTTGTTAATTGCTGCAAAATTCCGGTGTCTGTTTGATGATATAGAGATGATGCTGTATTTATACCGTCATTGATAATCGCTGTAAAAATTTCAGAAACACCAACAACAGATGTTGGAGCTACCACAGGTTGGTTTGTTGCATTCGCAGGAGCGACTCCGGCAGTTGAAAACGGAACCGAATGTATCGTTTTATGATAACCGTTTATAGGATCTGGATTAGTTAGGGGAACATGATCAACGCCATAGGTTATATCTATCTGGTTAAAATTTTTTTGCAAATTTTTATAGTCCAGATTCAGCGGAATTGTTCCTGTCGGCACTAGTGGGTTGTACGTACTCATATATCTCCTAAACTGGATTCATTCTGCCGCCACGGCGTATCCAGAGAACTTGAGCATCTATTTGGACGCCTTTTCCCTGTTCGATTCCAGCCATTTGGGCATTTGAAAATGTATATTCTAAAGTTAAAAAATTAGCCCTAGTAGAGCAATAAACTCTTTGCCAAAACTTTGTTCCGCTGACTCCGCTGAGAGTTGATTGCGTTGTAGGTATCACCGAATTAAAAAATGTATCTGGATTTTTTATAATTGCTCCGTCATTGATCTCATTTCTTGGCACGGTATTAGAGGCCTGATCATCGTCATAGTCAAGATAAACATTTAAAGATATAGCGCCAGCCTCTTCTCGCTCTGTTGCTGCCATAAGAACATCAATATATCCCATCTGGATCGATTGCCCTTCATCCAGAAAATTAAATTTCTTGCTGACTATGGAGAAGTTTTCTCTTATATTGATGTACCCTATTCCTACATATGCGCCAGGGGCATTTTGTTGTGGTGTGCTGAATTCTTGGCTCGTCGCGTTGTATGTCATCAGCTCAAAATTATTTTCGTCTATTACGACAATGCCAAAAACCCCACCGTTAAGAGTGTAGAAGGGGGTTAAGTCCGGTATTCCGCTAATTCCGATGACAAATCCAGTGCTCATATTGTGATTAGGAGACGTTATTACCGTAGGTGGATCTGTATTTGCGGTGCCATTTCCTGTGATCGCAGAGATGTAAAGGCTGACATCATTGGTTGTCAGCTCGTCTAGCTGCTCTATAAATCCTTGCTGATTCCCTCCAACGATTACTGGATCGCCCTCTGGCTGATCTACCCAAGTAAATTCGCACTGGGTCCATGGTATTGTAGTATTTAACCAAGTTCTGTTTGACTGAATTTGGTAATTACCTATGGCAGTCAATGAATCGTTAAATAGAGCCCAAGAATCATTTTCATAATTATAAACTATTCTTCGATTAGGGAATATTCTTGATGCTGATGGAATGTTAGAGTCATAGCCAGAGGCTAGAGGAAATGTCCAATAGGCAATACGATTGATAAAATCTCTCATGCCATGCACCCGTGCATCGCCGTTGTTTGTAGATTGAAATTGGAATACTAAATCAGGTATCTTTATATCGATGCGCTCGGACTTGTAGCTATCACATTCCACAACTCCTTTGTCGCCTATCCCCACCAAGGAGGTATCGAATTGGACAGCACTAAAAGTGCCTTCCGCACCCAGTTCGCTATTAACGCGCTCAATCTGGAAGGGTGCGATAGAGCGGCCAGTATAACGTAACTGCCAAGTAGAGCGCTGGCAATAAATAACCAAATTATCCCTAACGAAGCCAACTGTAACGATGTCTTCGCTAGTCGGAATGTCAAGAAAACCACCCTGTCCACGTATATCATCTCTCCACGAACCTGTTGCAGGAGGTCCCGCTGCATACGGAATAAACGGGTTTCCAATCGTGCTCCAGCGGATTCTGTTTGAATAATTTAAAGAATTTATTTGCGCGTTAGGTTGTGCACCTTCCCAGGTATTAAAAACAACCATTCTTCCGCGAAATGGCAGCATACATAACCAATTTGTAAGAAAATTGGTTGCATCTATCTGTCCATAGATTGGAGGCGCGAAATCGGCCCAAGTTGCACCATCAGTAATACGAGGAGGGTCCATAGACCCTCCTGCATATCCCGTGTTATTTGTAACCCAAAACAATTTATCATTTGTCGTTGGGAATGGACTGAAGGGTGTTCCTGCTATCCAATAGTTTGTAGACCAAAAGAAATCTACTGATGAAACTGGTTGATTGCTGGCGTTCCAAGTTTTCATTGTCAAAGGAAGAAATTCATCAAAATGTTCCGTAATTGGATTAAAGAAATAGCAATATTTTTGATCAAAAAATAACGTTCTGTCATTCGTGCTGCTGGCAAGCTCTTCTATCCGTATCCCCATAACAGGAAGATTGGGATAATAATTAAAAGCGCCTGTGGCTACGTGTCCGGCCGCGGCTGGGATACTGACAGCGCCTGTTGAGTAATTTATAGTGCCACTAGGGCTAAGGGTGCCATTTCCTAGAGGGTCCGTATAAATTACAAGTGTTGTTGTATCAATAAATGTCAATCCAGGAACAATAGAGGCTGATGATTCTAAACCAAATGAAGTAATTATATTTCCATTCCCTGCACCATCGAAAGCTAGTGTGTGAGCTCCGTACGTTGCGCTCGAATCAACAAACCTCTGCAGTCTACCAAGAAGTTTATATCCTTTTTTCCTGAGAATCCGTTCTCGCCAGATATATGCATTTTGCAAATTCGGGTATGCATCATCTGGCAATATGAAATTTTCACGCTCTTGAACCAGACCAGTGGTCATGCCTGTTATCTTTAAAGGCGAGTAAGAAGCCATCAGAATCCAGCTCCAATTCCCCAAGCTCCGCCTATTCCATAGCCCTGTTGTGTGCTATTGAACAAAGTAATATTTGGCTGCCCGATCTCTTCTACCGCCTGGCGCTCCAATACAAGAGCTTCTTGCCTCTTAAATCCTTCCATAAGGTTTTCTACGCCATCCATGTCCTGACGCTCTCTAAGGATCTCACAGGCAGCTCCATAGGCGATATATTGACTCCATTGGTTTAACACGGGATTGTCGGATGTATTCATAAACTGCGCTGGCGTTTGAAACGCTTCTACTTCGCAAAGATACACATTATCCGGCACAGGACGTATTGTAAACTCATTATTCCAGAATAATAAATTGTAAGGTCGCCCTACCTGATAAGTGGAAGCCCATACATTTATCATCGTACCTGCAGCAGGCGCCACAGGGAATGTAACCGTAATACTTGTTGTCACATAGTTAACAGTCCCGCAATATTGTTGTGTCAGTGGGCTTGGCGGATAAGTATTAGATGCCAGATTGAATCCTCCTAGGGGAGACTGCGGAGGAATAGCAGGTTTTTGCGTATTGGTCGCATCGAGATAGACGTTATTGCCAACCTGATTTTGCTTTATGAATAAAAGCTGCCCTACAGTGGTGTTAGATCCGATTCCGTAACTATCAACCACAGCACCACCGTCATCAATAATGCGGATAGGATCACCATTGACATCGATACCCCCAATAACTAGTTGTGTGCTTAAAATTCCGAAGTTAGGCTGCGGAAATGGGTTAGCATTATTGCCAAAAAGCGTAAATGTAAATGGATTGGTTCCGTCCCATCCTATTTGAAATTGCGTTGGATATCTTGGATATAAGTTATAAAGCTGATCCCTATTTTTAAAAAAGTTTCCCACTATGCCTTCAAAATACACTGGGGCGCGAAAACCTTGTAAATTATTGACGTCGACTGGATACCTATCAACGTTAGGAATTGTCAGGAATTTATAAACGCTTCTTTGTTGGTCAATTTTTATGGCATATGGGAAATCATTATTATAAAATAAATTTACAGCTCTTTGGATGTCTGCGCTACTCAATGCCGATTCGCTTGCAGACGCAGTCAGCCGACGAACTTTTTTTTCAATCATTGTATATGTTGTGTCGGCTTGCAGCACTGAAGACATAATTTATTCCTTAAAATCCTACCGCAACCATTTTATGAAGCCATTCCCCTTCTTGATCAGAATCTAAAGGGGACCCATCTCGGTTAACTTCTTTGCCGTCTACCTCTAAAAGGCCGCTTCTCTTTTTCATATATTTATTTGCATCGTTTACTTCTTTCACCAGACCCAAAGGAACTTCGTATATGCGTCCAGGAATAAAATGCCAAATTTGTATTGGATCCCCAGCATATTTACAATAAGGCTTTGTCAGTCGTTCATGCCGCCCTCGTGAATTTAAATATTCAACTTTTACAATCCTGGAATCTTCCTTTTTCTCTTTTTCAATTTTCGCTTTATTGGCGGGTGTCATATTTTTAAAATCGTCAAACGGAACGCTGTTTGTTAACACATTTATTAATCCGTGAGCTTCTCCCGAAGCTGTTACCATGGGCACGTGCATAATTTTATCTCCTAATTTCCTATGTTATTTAAGCTTTGAAACGGAACTTGGTCTGTTCCATTTCCATATTCCAAATTTCTTGACCCTGCTGGAGATAGGCTTGCGGGCGTTTCATTTGTTGCCGATCCGTCTACAAATGCATCAAACGCTCTAGAGTCTATGTCCAATTTCATTGTTGTTGAGTCTACGTATAATATTTTTCCAGTTAACCCATTCGCTTGGAACATCCCCCATGTGTACGGGATATTTAAACGAACAGCTTGATTTACCACATAAGTGTTAGAGCCTGTTGCCGGAACTGAAAAAGTTATTTCCATAGGATAAGACCGAGTCGCTGCTGTAATCAGCAGCGAGCTCGGTATTTGTATCACTCCAGGGAGATAGACATTTGGCATTCTAGTTCTCGAACTTGTATGCGACCCAGTCTATTACATCACTAGCTGCGCCTGCAGGCGAGTTAGCGCCTGCGCTCAAATACATGTACGGAGTGAACTGCCCTGTTCTAAAAGGCTGATACTGGAAGTCGTACCCTGTTTGAACATTACTTACAGGATCAAACTTGGTAGACGCCCCTGCTGGGGACACCGTAGCAAATAGAGCTGCTGTAGGCGATGATGTAGATGCTGGGAATGCAAACGCACTAAATGCGCTAGAATCTATATCTACTGTCATCGTGTAGTTAGAAGAAGATAGGGACACAATTGTGCCTGTCAGTTGGTTCATTTGATACATGCCAAAGGAGTAAGGCACGCTAAAATGAACTTTCATGCCTACTACATAGTACAGGCTAGGATCAACTGAAGTTCTAACGACTGCTTGCGTTGCCTGAGTAATTTCTGTGACATACAAAAATTGAGGATCAACGGCTAACATTTTTGATATTCTACGGGTATACCCTGCAGTAGCCGGAGCAGCGAACCCTGCAGCTCTCAACCCAATCAGCGTATAGTCATTAGCGTTTACAGTAGATATCTGAAAGTTCATACCAGATATTTGTAACATACCTGTAGTGCCATAAAATTGAATTATGTCTCCTGCGGAATATCCATGAGATGTTTGTGACACCACAGCAGGGCTTGCTGCTGTTATAGCTGTTACAGCGGCGGCATTCTGGGCTTCTATATAAGGGACTGACTGGACATAAGTAAATCCACCACTGGAATATGTAGAAGTCAGATCAGATGTTGTTTTTACCGTTTTTATGCCGCCATCAGCAGCAGAAGCTCCTACGCCAAATTTAGGGCCAAACCACCTGCTTATGGTTACTGCGTTTGGGTTAGCAGCGGCCAATTTAGTCAGATTAAAGACTTCCATATAGTCTGGAGAGCTAGGCATTGGGATTTTTACTCCGACCCCCGTCGAGGTGAAGGAACCACCAGTTATAATTGAAAAAGGCATGATTCAATCTCCTATGAAGGTTGGAATGTTGTTACGTTAAGGCCGCTAATCCAGTTTTGGTTTGTGATCGCTCTAGCGATGGCAAACTTAGCATACAACTGGCTGTTTTGTGCGACAGAAGAAACGACCCATGGCGGACGATAGCCAATGACGGCCGTGTAGTTATTTTGTTCAATTTTTGCAGCAGCTTCTAGACCATACATTGGGATGGTGTAAATAGTTCGCCCCAGCATTGAGATGCCCGGAGTTTTAGCTGCTTTAGAGGAGACAAAGAAACGGAATCTGCTGATAGAGCAATATTCCTCGGGCCTAATACCTTCTTGCGTTGGGTAAGCAGATTTTAGCAAAACCCCTTGCACTTTCTGCAGATCATTTGTCAAATTAGTACTTGCTAGAGCGATGAAAGCATCTCTAACGCCTGCCGTTCCAAATTTTAATGTTGCATCTAAGTTGGTTAGCATTGTTCTGGCGTCATTGCTCAGAAGGACAGTTTCTATATTGTTTACATCATTTAGACTGATGTTTGAAGGCTGATCACCGTTTAGGCCGCCCGTCGCATTGATATAGGAAACTGAGCTGGCAAAAAGATCCCGCATAAGAAGGTCTTCTTTTTCCCGCAACCACTGCCCTAGCAATGCTGTGAACTTAGTAAGCGTCTTGGAGTTTTCATAGAGAACGACCTGTTCGTTTGTCACAATACTTTTAGCATAAATTTCCATTGTTGCATCGATATCAGTACGTACAGGCACTTCAGAAGCCGGATCGATGCCTGATCCGTCAAGCTGGCCGCCATCTGTAGAAAGTCTTTCAAAACGACTCATACGGGTAGTTTTACCGATATAGCTCTCTGCATGATGCAGGTCTACACCAAAGCTGTGGATCAAATTGAACATTGGGGTTGATAGAAGGTCTTCAGCTGCCTGCACAGGCAATTCTGGAGCCATATTATTGATATTTGTTATTCCTGTTGGAAAAGACATGATTGCCTCGCTATGTAAGTGAAAAAAGTTTCGTTGGGGACGAATCCAAAATCAGTCTTACGTTGGCGAGGCGTATGTTTCTGCCGAATATTTTGAGCAAGCGATGCTCGGTTATTTGTCAGCTATTTTTATGTTATCAATGAAAATGTTTATTAGCAACACTTAACCTACGGTCCCCAAAAGCTTTTTCATTCTAGCCCAATTTTCGGCTTTTCTTTCTTCTGTCAACCTGTTTCCGCCTGCAGTTTCTCCTGGCTGAGTAAGATGTGCGCTGCTCATTGATTTAGGTTTATTAAAATTTGAATCTGCCCGCGCTGCTTCTTTTTTTGCTGTAAGGCTATTTGGAACAAACTTTTTTACAGCTTTATATATATCTGCCCATTTATCAAACCCATCCGGAAGCTTTTTCAATGGATTTGCCACTTCAGGATAATGATATTCTAAATAATCTAAATTTTCGCTACTGACGGTCTGGGTAAAATCCGAATATGTTTGATTCAATCTTTGTGGATATTCTTCATATTCGCGCCTAGCCCTAGCCTCTTCGGCAGCCCGTTCTCTTGCTGCAAGTACTGCCTGCACCTTTTTTTCTATGCGTTCGTCTTCACTTTCTTCTTCAAATGCATATTCTCTATTTTCTGTGTCGGCACGATGATGGACACTTTTGCTTTCTCTTGCAAAAGCGGCTTCCATTGCAGCTTTAAGCGCTGCAGCCTCCGCCTCTTTTTCGGCAGCCCTACGCTCTGCCGCTTCCTTCTCTGCGCGATCTTTTTTTCTAGCCTCTCTAAAAGCCCTCCAATTTGGATCCTCTTCGGTGACCTTACTCTCAGTAGATTTTTGCGCTTGTGAATTATCGGCCGTTTCTGACTGACTAATTTGTTCTTTTTTTTCTTGCTCTATATTGGCTCCTGTTGTATTGTCGGTGCTTACTGTCATGGAGTCTCCTTATGCCTGAATTAAATAATGACGAACAAAAAATACAAGTTGATATTGACAAACAAAAATTAAAGGAAATGGTGGCCAAAAAACTTGCTGAATATCAAAAAACAATTTCATACATGTCTGCTGACGCTCCTATTTCTATTTTGTGTCTTCCTAAATCTGTGGAAACAGTTTTACTTAGAAACAACCTCCTGCGAGTCTACGACCTTTTCAATAGAGATTTTTCCGAAATCGAAGGGCTCAACGAAACCAGGGTCAGGGATCTTACAGCCAGCCTTGATAAGTTCCTCTCGATGTTGTAAAAAATATTCATGCTCAGAAGGCATTGAGATGCCGTGCTCGTGTCTGATATATTCCCAAAACGTTCCTTTAAAAAAGGCGACCGACCATGCTTGCATTGTTGCATATTTTTTGTGCACTATTAAGTTTGATCCTGCTAACTCTGCCATCACCATGTCGCTGGGTAGTACCCACAGCCGTTTTGTTATTCTGTCTAGAGGTTTATTGTATAAAAATACTGCTTGGTTTGGACGAGGACTAGGAAGATATGGCCAGCAATAAAATTTTCGTCTCATCAAGTTTTTTATGAGAGGATCTTTAGCGATAACCATTACAACGCAGAATTCATCTTCCATAATGATATCACGGTAATTAGCAATCGCTTGCTGTAAGTGCTGAGCTATATCATCAGCGAGCGCATGGCCCACCTCTAAAGCATCATACTTTGTCTGATCGTGTAGAGCTTTTCTTGATAGCTCGCCTGCTGTTACCTTTTCGACCTGCAATCGGTTTCTCCGGTTCTTTATTTCTTAAATCAATGACAATTTCATTTACACAAATTTCTTTGGCCATTTCTTCAACAATCTTTTTATGTCGCGCAATTATGCTATCTTCTATGATGATCTCTTTCTCTGTGGGCACGCCGTCGACGTATATTTTTTCGAAGTTATTCATTAATGATCACATTCATTAGTCTTTGGATACACTGTAGGCCTATTTTTCCCCTTCCGAGGATTAAATGCCCCATACCCGCTATTGTCGCCTTCAGGCGTTAAATTGCGATTCATTTCCCAATGTTCATTCGGTACCGCAGGACCGGATCCGTGCTTGATTACATCGGCTGTTTTGTTCTTGACATAGTCATGGCTGTGTTTAATCTTGCTCATATCTCCTCATAATCCCATAAAATTAATGCATAATTAACTGAACGTGAACCAGACACCCCCCAACATTTTATGTCTTGAATTTTTCCTAAATATTTCTTGCCACTCAAACTCGAAGTTACTTGTTGAATTTGTGATACTGCGTTTTCTAATTCTAATTCGAAATTACCGTCACCAGCGCAATATCCGCTTACATATTTAATTTTCATAAAGTCCTTGAAATTTAGCGGGGATTAGGGACACACCCCTCCCCAGCTATCAATTAATGTTTCGCCTTATGCTTTTTAGCATAGGCTGCCAGCGCATCAGAGCTATGCTTGTACTCTTCCGCTTGATTCATCTCCGAGCTGTACTTACCGTCGGCGACAGAAACATCAGTCACTTTTTTTTCCCAATGCCCTTCATTGAATTGAGGCATTGCCGCCTTCTTTCCGTGGGCTTCTTTGCTATGTGCCATATGGTCTCCTACCCAGCTATAGCTGGTGCTTGTTGTTGCTCTCTTGCTTGTTCTTGCTTTTTTTCTTGTCTGAACGTTGGGTGCATGCTTTCGCTGCCCTGCGTGACCTTTATAAGCTCTGCCATCTCGAGGCTTGCCCTAAAGTTCGCTAAGTCCATGTCTTCTAACTCAATCATTTGCTTAACTATTTCGTAGTCCGCTGCCGTGCGCTTGTGTTCGGCGCCTGCTTCTAAGTCATCCACTTTCGCATATGTCTCATCGATCTTGGCTTTGTTGAGCTCAGCCTTTACCATCAAATCCATTATTTTCGCTTGGTCTATCTGCTGCTGTTGCTGCATTTGCGCTTGCTGCTGCTGCGCTTGCTGCTGATTCTGCTCTTCCATATCCTGGATAACTTGTCGTTTGTTGGTGATAAATGCGGCTCGTAGAATAGATTTGTCAGCAATGCCCATCCCAAGTTCTTTGAAATGTATGAGCTGTTGCAGCTCCATTTGTCGTTGAGTTGTGCTATAATTCCCTTCTTCGACAGCGACGGCATATTTTTGGGTATGACTGGTAAAGAATCTTGGATCTGCTTCATGACCCAATATATTGCGAATTTTACCCTTACTAAAGTTCTTACGAATGGCTTGAAGCCTAATCTTTCCATACAGGCGTTGAGTGTAATCCAATTTGTCGAATATGGTCTGCAAGGTAGTAAGACCAGCTCCCTGCCTAAGCATGGATAAAATACCAGACTTGTCATCCGTCGCTGATCCCAAAAGCTCTTCATTTACACCTGATATTTTTGTTATGTCTTCTGCAAGACTATTTGAAAGCTCCAAAAGGCTTGCTGGTATCGCCACTGGCTCTATTCGTTGAATCTCCTGTGGTAAATGTCCCGCCTTTAGTGGGATTAAAAACCCATCTCCACCGCTGCTTTGCCTAAAACATTTTGGATCAGGTACAACGTCAACAGGATAGATCCAACCAGCGTTGAGAGAGCTTTGAAGAATTTGCAGCTCGATCACTTTGCGCATGTTGTATAGGAATTGTGGATCTCGCAATCCTCTGATAATTCCCTGCTTACGCCAGGCGTATTGTTGAATATCGGGCTCTACATAGCATTGAGCTGGTACAAATGGGTATTGATCAATCCCAAGAAGATTAGCCCCATGATAGACAACTTTACCTGATAAACTTATGACTAGCTTGACAGTAGGTATTTCGACCGTATGCACCTTGAGCCATGGCTGTTGAGCCAAAACCTGCTCAATCATGCCTTCTTCTTCGGTTTCATCTTCTTGCCATTCCGCTGCTTCGCCAGACATAGGGTCGAGTATAATTTTCCCTGGCCGTGTCGTACGATAGTAGAATTCGTCGTACGTGAAAAGATTGCTAATAGCAACGTTCTGTAGCTCAGCTTGCAGAGGGAATCGTCCATCTTTCATGCCCCCTGGCTTCATTTTGTCTATCTCTTCGGCATACCCAGGCAATAATAACTTCGCCATTTGCTTTGATGTCCACCGACGGCGCCAGATCCCGTTGCAATCGCTAAGATCTTGTTTGCGAGTATATTGATCGATAAGATAGTTATTGTAGGCCACGCAGTCGGTGAATAGATCCCCTGATATCGGGTCGAAGGTATAGTCAGGATATAGATGCAGTAGCGTTTCTCCGGTATCACAAGCCCCTTCAAAAGCTTGTGAAAGATACTCTTGAAAACCGTCACGATCATCGCACCATCGGAGAACTTTGTTGTAATCATCGGCAACCTGGTCGTCCTGTTCCCCTACGGGCATTGTAATAGTGGATTTTCGATTTTTGCGCTGATATCCGCAGATCATGTTAATGTGACGGCGGATCAAATTAAAGAAAAACTTCTGCACGTTCTGCGAGTTGGCGCCATATACTTGATTGTACATGTTTTGGTCGCCGACCTTAAAACGCTTGTCAATAGCCCCTTGGAGCCACAGAGCAGAATTAGAAGTATAATTTGACTGGTAAAACCAATCTTGCATTTGCTTTAGATCTTTCGCTTGCACATCGCTGGGATCTATATAGCCAAGAGAATACTGGCCGCTCTCGTATGATGGCATCGAAAACCTTATGTGAAGTAAAGGTTTTTATACCATACCAAGAGTTATTTTTCAAATAACTCTTTTTTCAAAAGCTCTTCTTTTTCCTTGATGTTTTGAAATATGATATCAGCTACAGAATTTTTGACAGGGTCTGATGCTTTATCCCACTTTTTTTCCAACTGATCGCTCATTATCACAAATTTTCCGTAACTTTCATGCTTCATAAGATTGTCAATCCACTCTTGATTTATTATTCTTCCCATGTTCCCATCAGAAAATTTAATGAATGGATCGCCATCTTTCGTATGCTCAATTTTCAAAATCAAAATCCTAGATTATTATTGAACTGCGAATAGATATCATCATCCTGAAACACCTTGCGCCTGAGCTGATCGTAGGGCAAGTATTCATCAGGATTGCTGAACTCTCCTGTCTTCATAAATGGCGTTAGGGCGTATCTCAGGGCATCGCAAATATGATCATTCTTCTTTACCGGCTTTTCTTCCCCTCTGTCAGCTGCTTTTGAGTCCCACGCATACGATTGTAGGCACTCTCGCAGCGTTGTGCAGCCTTTATGAATGACTATGTTTTTACCGCCGATAAATTTACTACATGTCTTGATTCCCAAAAGTACGTCATTGTTGGCGTCCAGCACTGGGAGATCCACCTGCCGGAGGGCGATTTTAAGCGAAGCAGCCGCTGGGTCAATATAAATGGCGGTAACGTTTTTGTACCCAACAAACGCCTGGATATCTTTGACAAGTTCTTGGTCTGTTTTGGAGCGGCCTTTCTTAGCAGAATCGTAATAATATTCTGCTTCAACCCTAATTTGCGGCCACTTATTAGGGGTAACTGCGCATAATACAGCTGCCGTTGCATTTGTTGTTCCATAATCAATCCCGACCAAATAATAAGAAGGTGGAGGAAACGGATTTTCATATTCGTTTGTATGATCGTAGCAGTCATATATTGCCCCATGCGCAAGTGCCCACTCTCCTAAGATGTAACGGTTGTACCACATACCAGTGTAGGAGGCTTTTAGCTGTTCTTTGTATTTATCGTCTAATATCGGATTGTCCTCAAGGGAAAAGTTCCAGTAGACTAGGTCTAGGCCTGGTTTATCAATGTAGTCCTTCTTCAGCCAGTGGGCTGGACCCTCCGGGTTACAAGTTGCTAATAATTTTGCACCAGGCACACGTAAACGGCTCTCTAGCATCTTCCAAAAAGGTTCTGGTAGGTTTGTGGCTTCGTCCACATACGCAAGCGCTAGCGTTGATCCTTGGATCGTCGAGACAGCCGATACATCGGGTGCTCCCACAAACCATACATCTCTCCCGTAAAGAGTACTTTTCTGTGACTTCTCCGTCGGGCATGGGAAACCAAGCCTCCTGTATAGGTGTGTAAGTATATTTCGTTGGATAGACGTCCTGTTAACGCCGATGATCATGGCATCGCCACCGCCATCCTCATTGCGAGGACCGTTTTTTAAATCATATATAAAGCGCTCTAAGCTGCTATAAGTTTTTCCTGAGCTTACAGCCCCCACCCATATGTTAAAACGATGCGTTGCTTCACAAAAACTTTTATTCTGCTTCGGGCTTGTTGGCAAGCTGATCCTCCAGTTCGTTGATGCGATGCTGTAGCTGCATTATGGTATGCGTTTGGTCTAAATTTGTCTGGTTAGCAGCAAGGAAGGTTGAGCCTTCTGGCTCTTTGTAGCCAAGCTTACACTTGGCTAAAAATATCAGCAAATTTGAGTTCCCAGGGGCTTTATTGTTAATCGCCTTTGCATGAATCGAAGCTCTCAAATCTGCTAGGCCAGCCTCGTGAGAATCTATTTTATAATTCTGAAAACTGACGCCATATTCTTCTTCAAATCGACGATAGAATGTGGCGCTTTGGATACGAAATTTCGCGGCTATTTCTGTTCCAGGGCAACCACATTCTATAAGCTTTTCAACTGTTTCCCAGTTCAATTCTTTTTTTGGTCTTGCCATATATATTCCTTATTTGATTAAAAATATATATAGCACAACCAAATTTTACTTTACAAGCATGGCAGCCTTTTATTTTCGGATGATCTGTAGTTATAAACAGACTCTATCAATTTATTTTTTATTCCGTGTTGTGTTCGGCATCCTAAAGCTACCTCGACCCCTTCAGGGAAAACGTTTATTTTGTGAATAAAATTTTTGTGGTTGTATGCCGCCATTCTTACTATGGAACAAAGAGCGCTAAAAAGTGATCCATGCCTTAATTTTTTTGGAGAAATTTTTTTAAAACATTCTCTAATTTCCTTTATTTTTTCACACACATTTACAACTTCTTCGTGGGTTCCAAAAAACCTTATTAAACCCTTTTGAAAAGCACTTGTACGGGTTTCGCCAGGAATTTCAGCAGTAAAATTTGCTATCATGTCAGAAACTTCAAACCCATAATTTTCATGCAAACTTTTAAAAAAAAGGTATTCTTTAAGCTTGTGAGCGCAATGAAAATTCATAAAATTTTTTGAAGACCAGTTTTTCTGGTTCATATTAAGATAGACAAGGTCGCTTTCATTTGCCTTGGGGTCAATAACATAAAATATGTCTATTCCTAATTCTTTTGCCGCCCTAAATCGATGTTGGCCATCGATAATCCTAAAGTCTTTGTCTACATGTATAGGATGAAAGGCTAGCATGTTGCGCCTTTTTATAGACTCCAGAATTTTTTCATAATTTTCACATGACCGATTGCTGGGGATTATTTTGAACTGGTCATAATTTTTTGTTTGGTGTATCATTAGGGAAGCTCCTTGATAAAGTTTTGACGTGAAACCAAAATTTATCATAGGAGCTTTTTTTTGGCAATTTTTTCTTGCTTTCACCTAGCCAAAAAAGTGATTCCCTGGGGCAACTTGGCGCTCCTTAATTTTTCTCTCCACAAACGACTTTCCATTTTCAATAATGTATTGCAATATTTTTTTTGATTGATTGTGATCTCTTTTGCTATATACGGGATAGCGGATTTTTTTCCCATCAGGCCCAGTAGTCATTTTGTGTGGTAGAAAAAAATTCCAGTTTTCGTTTTTAAATATAACTACAACACCCCGCAAATCGGTATCTTCATCTGGCAAGTAAACGTGAAGAGTGCCACAAAAATATGACTTGTCTTCGTTGATGTCTGCCATGTAAAATTCTACAAATTCTATGTTCATTCGTTCTCAATCCTTAAAATTTCTTCATTATAATCTATTTTTCTAATTGTAAATTTATTGTCTTGATTTTTTTTGCTCCATTGTAGCAAGGGGTTTTTATCTCGTACAGATTTTTGATACCTATAGGTGCATTCTCGGCAGCGATTGCCTTTCTTAAGGAAATCGCAATAGAATTTTTCTTTCATGCAATCAGAACAAATGCGTTTATGGATTATCATTCATCTTCTACCTGCTTTACATCGCCAACGCAAACCAATTGAGGCCCACTCATGCTGAAGCCCCATACAAAAAGTCTATCACCTACATGGAGTTTCATGTCGGGGGTTTGTAAAAGTGTTACTTTAACACACTTTTTTTCTTTATTCATTAACTGCATAAAAAATTTTATTGCTTAATTTTTTTCTTGTTTAACAACTCTTTTTTTAGTTTTTCGTCTTCTTTTATTTGCGCCTTAAACTTTTTCTTGTCTTTAGCCAGATGCTTCACAACCTTTTTTTTGTCTTCATTTTTCATATCGGTTACCTTCTTTTCTTGGTGTTAGCTTGTCATCCCACTCTATAGGAATAAATTCATCGCACATAAAATATTCTTCCTGATACGGCGCTTCAGTAAAATAATATTGCTGCGCATCCGGGATTTCACGGAAGCGCAGGCAATCGTTTTTTTGCGGGCAGTTCGTGCCAGGACACATGGCTATGTCGGGCATTCGAAAAGTTCTTTGTTGCGATGTTTTAATAAATAAAACTGCATTTTCTTACCATATGTATCGGTTAATTAGCTAGAAGTCAACTAGAATTCGTGCCCACAAGACGGGCAAACAGTTTTTTCTTTATTTTTGCTAGTGCTGTCTGCCGTTTTTTCATCTAATGGTGACAGGTCTATACCAAATTCGCCAGGTTCAAAACCCCAATCCAATAAGTCGCCTACCTCAAACTCGTTTGCCAATATGTCAAAATCAAATTCACCAACGTTTTTATTAAGCCTTACGCAAAATTCGTCACATTGCGCCTCTGTCAACGCCTCGCTCGGCACCCAGCACTCTATTTCTTTGTACCCTTGCTCTTTTAAAACTTTCAGGCGCTGGTGACCACCGATGATCATTCCATCGACATTGATAATGGGCTTTTCTGCTACGCCAAATTTTTTTAACGACTGTGTCAGGTGAGCATGCTGATCTTTCGATAGCTTGCGAGGGTTCTTCGGGTGCTCGCGCAGAGAACTAAGCTTGCGGGTTTCTATTTTCCAGGTGATCATTTTTTACCATGTGTCTGATAATATAGATTATGTTTCACGCTACATTGCTCATATGTATGCTTGAGGGCAACCGTTCTTTACAAAGATTTGCACCTTGCTCACAATGCATTCTGAGGGTTGTGCTTCATTTACGTTATTCTTAACAATCATTGCAAAATCTTAACAACAGCTAATCCATTTTTTACCCAAAAAGTTCTAAGAATTTCTTTCATTAACACGCTCAAGCTTTTTGGTTTCCTTTGCAGCTTTCGTTTTACGAATTTTCGAAAACTTTTTATCCACCATTGTTTCCCATCTGCTGTCCGCAGCGCTCTCCAGCAAACCTTTCTTTTTCTCTTCCTTCGCTCGCTGCGCGGCCCCTTCGCCTTCACTCTTTGCCTCGGTAGAAAATGTTTTTTCTCGTTTAATGACTTTTTTCAGATCGCAAATCTTCTTTGCTCTAGTCATTCATTATCCTTTAATCTTGACTACTTTATAGAGAGATTACCTTTTTTTTTGGGACTTAGCTCATGATAGACGACTTCTCGTCCTTCATGCCAGCAATGCGGACTGCAGTAATTTTTTATGTTTCCCTTAACCAAATGTACTTTCATAAAAATATTGTAACATTTGTTAGCACACCACTCGCAATTTAACAAAATTTTTTTTTCTTCATGTGTCAAATGCTCTTCTAAAGGAAAAGGGATTCCAACCTCGTATGTTTGCATCTTCGTCCTCCAATGTAAGACGTCTTACATTTACTTTTTCTTGTGTTCCATTTTTTCGTGCTTTTCCATGCCTTCGCACTTTTTTACCTTTGCATCAATTTTTTTATCCATCTTCATCAGCTTGAAAATATCTTTTTTTGCCTGAGATTTTTCGCCGCGCTCAACATCTTTTTTTACTTTTTTTATCATACGATCCATTACAGCTTCTCCTTTTTAGATACGTTTTCTATAATTTGCTGGGTTTTTTCAATAAATTTATCTAGTTTTTCGATTCCATATTCAGCGTCGTTTAGCATATACAAGCCAATCTCCATTTGCGTCTTTAAAATTTCTTCTATCTCCAATACGATATCGACTTCTGGCAGCTGCTGCACCAGCGATATCGATGCATGACAAGCATTCAGCATCGCCAGGAGCTTGATATCTACGGGACCCATCATATGCCTTGGGTAAGGTCTGTCTTTACATCGGCGCTAGCCTCTTGATCTTCGTCAACTACGTCTGAAGATGACCCCATCGTATTTATCAAATTAACGCTATAAGTGCATGATGTTGTAAAAAAAACCACCATGCCTATTTGCAAAAATTTGCACAACATTTTTAACCCCAGTGAGGATGAATGACCAACGTTGTCATGGCTTCGTTGCCATAATATTTTTCAGCAGACAATTTACAAATTTTGCAATCATCTGTCCACACGATCCCTATTGCGCAGTCTAAATAAAATTTAACAAGGTTGTCAATGTCAGGTTTTATTGCATGATGTGAGCAACCGATGCAGTCATTTTTTTTCTTTTTTGACCAGGACTGAGGAGGTAAAAAACAAAAATACATTTCCACTGAAAAAGATTTTGCAACCGCCAGCTTCGACGCGCTGATCACAGAATCTTTTTTTTCGCTGTTTAAAGCCTCGATAAGCGATTTTATTATACACCCCCTTGTGACGGCCTTCTCCATTTTTTGAGAGTCTCTGGCGCCAAATTTGGCGCCTTGCGCCCAAAACTTAGGTCTAGCAAGAGCTATAGGCTTTCCGGGGATCTCTATAATCATTTTTTTCTTTTATTTGTTTGGTGTTTGTCATACAGGATTTTCATTTTCACCAAATCTTCGCCCGGAATTTCATTTTTTTCCAGCATCAACTCCTCGCCGTGCCGTGCATTCCATGCTTCCATCTTGCCATACATGCTCTCCGGAACCGGCCAACCAAACGCCCAAGCTTCAAATAATTGATGTTCTGTCATTGCTGCTTTTTCATGCAATAGATCATTCTCTCTGTGATCGCAATCTGGCCAGTTCAAAAGCCAGCTGAAAAATTTTTTTAACATACCCATTCCCTTTGAAACCTTCGATCTATTCCCGACATTTTTTTGATTACTCCTGACGCTATTCTACTAAAAATCGCACCCCCGAACTTCATCTTTAGCTCTTGGGATATCATATTTGTGGTAACAATCGTTGACTTTGTCATACGCTGATCCAAAATCATGTATAAGCTATCCATAAACATTTCAGTAGGTGTATGCACACCCAAGTCGTCTATCACAAGAAAATCATATTCTGAATATTTTTCTATGGTAGAAAATCCCGTCCCATTTTGTAGCTCCAGCTTCCACTCCTTATGGAGCATGGAAGCATTGATAAATCGGCAGTTCCGTCCTCCTGTTTGCAGATATTGCAATATTCCTGCGCAGGCAGCATGCGTTTTTCCCGTTCCGTTGCTACCCGCTAAAAGCATATAGTTAGTTTTCTTGTCGACCACAGCTCTCAAACCATAAATTAATTCTTTTTCTTGGGAAAAATCTGATATACTTGCTGCTTCATACTGCTCAGGAACCCCATAATCTGTTAAAAGTATTTTTTTATAAGGTCTAGATTCAAATTTACCCGTGGGGCCTGTCTCATACCCTATTTGCCATTTAAGGCATGTAGTTTCGATGCATCCCCATGCTTTCTCGGAAGGGATATAAAATCCAAAGGTTCCCCCGCATCTCGGACACAAAACTTCGCAAGCGGGTATAGGATGCGCTAACGGCATAAAATCCTTATGCACCGCTATTTTATGGATTATTTTGTCTGGATCGCAATTATATTTTATCTGCTTCGCCACTGAACCTAAAAACATTTTTTCACCTAAAAAAGATTGTCGGTTAGTGGGTCTGCTACTATATTGCCAAAATTATCTCGCCTCCTACGATCTACCGCACTTTTAACCGATTGCTTCCCTGCAGGCGACTCGTTTTTTTTACGTCGCATCCAGCTTCGCATTGCTGCAGCGCAATCCTTATATCGCTTGCCTGTGGCAAGGCAGTAATCTTCCATTTCAAGAGTCATTGCATCGACAACCTCCTTTCCATGATCAGCATATAGCTTTTCTAGATCCGGCTTAGAGATGCTCACGACAGGCTTGTTGCCATCGGAAGATTTTTCTTTCTTTTCTAGCCCTGTTTTTTTCCCAGATGATGAAAAAGAAGAATCAAAAACACCATTCCCCCCCTGGGGGTTAGGGGGTATATCTTCTTTTCTCTTCCCTTTTCTATATATAATAGAGGGGGAGGAACTGTGGTTCCCCTGTGCATGGAACTGTGGTTCCGCCGAGGGTGGAACTGTGGTTCCGGTCTGCCTGGCACTGAAGTTTCTCTCACCGCACGACAAATCTTCTTTTGGCATGATGGCGGCAATGACTCTCTGTCTACCGTCAAATGATATTTCAACCAGTAAGTTTAAAGATTTTAGCTTGGCAATGATTTCCCGTATGTACCGATCGCTCATACCAAAAAAACTAGCCAGGTAGGAATTGCTAGCGTAGCATCCACCCCGATTGCGATCATATAGAGAATGGATCTCAGCCCAAACACTTTTTTCTAAACAGCTTAATCCAGGATGAAGCCATATTTCTCTAGGTATCCAAATTCCTTTGAAATCTCGAGAAACCGTGAACGGTGTTTCAATGCTTGCGTTATTTTCGTCACGCATGGTATTGTTATCTTGCATATGTAACGTTCCTGCGTTATGCGTTTTATTCCTGTGAAAGAGGGTAAAAAATCTTGGGCCAGTCTGACCAGCTGGCCCTTAATTTTTCCCGCTAAAGTTCAAAGTTAAGCTTTCATAAAGATTTCAAGCAATCTTTTTTTCTGGCCTCAGTTCGGCCACCGTTACCTCTCCACCAGTAGCAAGCTCAATATCTTTCGCCAATCGCGCACCAGGCACAACTCGCGAATACATAATGTCGGCAATATATTTTCTAGTAATGCCCACCTGCTTTGCTAAAGCGGTTTGGGTCATGCGGTTGCGAAATAAATATTCTCTTAAGTCCATATCGACCTCCTCGTTTATACAGATCTTACTCTCCATCTATTTTTTCCGCAACGAAAATAAATCGGATGTTTCCGCTTGCAAAGAAATTGCCGATATGTTATATTAAAGATATCGAAGCGAGCCAGTCTCCCTGATCACCGAGCTACGAGCCCGGCAGGTTGTAGCAGCGAGCGGCAAAATATAACATATTAAGAATACGCCCTAGGTGGGCAAGGAGAAAATTATGTGCTACGAGATAAGACTTCCATACGATTACAACGAGTGCGATGCGATTATTGACGAAGAAAGCCCAGAACAGCAGAAGCTAGAAAAATGCGCTTATTGGATGGAATCCATCTTAGAGCGTATTTATGGGCAAGAAAAGATTGATTTAGATTTACTGGAATGGGATTTGGAAGAGATGGCGCATCAATTAGGGGTTAAAATGCCCCGAGGCGCCATGAACATCGAGGCTCGCACCTACATAGCTAAGGAGGCCTAAAATGACGACATACGAAATAACAGGTATTTTGCATGGCAAGCGATATCAATATTCTACCTCGGAGTATTGGTATGCGGTAAAAAAGTTTGAGGCAAATCAACTGACTAGCCTTTGGGAAATATCACCAAACGGCAAAAGAACGCTTATCAGGAGACGTTAATGAACTGCTTTCAAGTAATTGAAGGAGGCGCCAAAGACAGCGCTTCCTATAAATTAGATTGTGCCAGCTACTGGCTTGAATCAATCATTCGCAGACTTTACAGCAAGGAAGAGCATCTAGACAAGTTTTTGCTAGAGTGTGACCTTGATGAGCTTTGTTATTTGCTCGGCGTAGATATGCCAAAAGGTCCAGTACAGATTGATCGTAAAATTATAGAAGGATAAAGTCATGCAAAGCGAAAACATAGACCAATTGATAACGGCTCTAGCCATTGCGCAAGGCGAAATATCTCCTGCCCAAAAATCAGCAGACAATCCTTTTCACAAATCAAAGTACGCCAATCTTACATCGGTATGGGAAGCTTGCCGACTACATTTAAGCGCTCAAGGCATAGCTGTGGTACAAACGCTTGATGAAAGCAATGGCAATATGTATCTCATCACTACCCTGGCACATAAAAGCGGCCAGTGGATCAAATCCAAGGCCCTGATCGTTGTAGGCGATAAAAAGACAGCGCAGACCGTTGGTAGCGCTATCACCTACATGCGAAGGTATAGCCTAGCTGCAATCGTCGGAGTAGCCCCTGAGCAAGATGACGATGACGGGCAGGCAGCCACCACATCAACGCATCGCGAAGCACCCGCTTTTGTATCTCTAGCACAGGCCAAGACACTAATTAGCTTATTTGATCAGTGCACGCCAGATCATAAAAAAATGGTAATGGAAAACTTAAAAAAGGCTCCTAACTATGCCGAGGACTTTTATCATGTGCCCGCAGGCATGTATGAACGGCTTGTGGCCTCTGCTAATAAAAATATCCAAGCGCAACAAAATGCGATGAAAGAGGCTTGCTAATGATACCAGAGCAAAATACTCCTGAATGGATAGAATTTCGCAAGGACAAAATAGGGGCCAGTGAGGCCCCGATCATCATGGGAGTATCTCCCTGGTGTACGCCTTACGCTTTATGGCTTAATAAAATGGGGCTCTCAGAACCCCGGGAACTCTCTGCAGCAATGCAGAGGGGGCACGACCTAGAGCAAAAAGCCAGAGACTTTTTTGAACGCGAAAGTCGAATTCCAATTTATCCAAAAGTGGTTTTACACCCGGCCTTAGACTGGATGATGGCATCAATCGATGGTATGAGCACAGATCTGCAAACTATTGTAGAGATCAAATGCCCTGGCAGCGCCGATCATTCTCTTGCAAAAAAAGGCGAAGTGCCTGCAAAGTATATACCGCAGCTTCAACACCAGATGGCTGTTTGTCAAGTTAATCACATGTTTTATTTGTCATTCGACGGAACCGAGGGGGTAATAATCCCTGTAGAGCGGGATGACAATTACATTATGAAATTGATGGACGCTGAAAAGGATTTTTGGGACTGCATGAATACCTTTAGAGCTCCTGAGCTTTGTGAGCGCGATTATGTGCAGCGCGAAGATGATTTATGGATAGAAACAGCGATGGAATGGCACGAAGTCCGAAATCGCATTTTAGAGCTGCAAAGTCGCGAAGATGAGCTCAGGAGCCTATTATCAGATATGTCTGATGGTAAAAATTGTTCTGGAGGGGGCATAAGGGTTTCTAAAGTGGTTCGGAAAGGGCTTATTGATTATTCTGCTATTCCTGAGCTACAAAATATATGCTTAGAATCATACAGGAAGCCCAATACTACATTTATTAAAATAACTTCCACAGAGCCTTTTTAATAAAAAGGCCGCATGGAGAGGTTTACATGCGGCCTGCGATGAAAGTGTACAACCACGCACACAAACAACTGACGAGGAGGAATATATGAGCCAACAAGACCTTTTTCTACAAAGCGAATTTGAAATGATCCGGCAAGAACTCGCGGACTTGAGAGCATCTCAGGAAGCTGTTCGTAAAGGCATGTTCGCCCGTCATGATCAGTTTAAACGAGATTTAGAAAAAATAAAAGAAATAATTTCTGACAAAAACAGTTATCAGCTTGATTTTTGCAACTCGAAAATAGCTCACATAGGGTCGTAAAATGGATTGGCTGCAAGTTTTTTCACTTTTTTTAGCTAATGCTGGCTTGATCATATGGTTTCGTTCAGAGTCGAGATCAGATTGGAGACATATGGATGCCAAATTAGATGCAAGCATTAAAGCTATCCATGAGGAAATGAAAGACTTCCACGGCCGTCTTTGCGCGATCGAGGAAGCCCGAAAAAAATGATCATTTTTTGCGTGGTATTTTTTTCCCAGCTTTACGAGCCTCGCTCAAACCAATTGCAATGGCTTGTTTGGGACTTTTCACAATGGCACCGCTTCCAGAATGAAGGGTGCCGTGTTTAAATTCATCCATTACCACACCAACTTTTTCTTTAGCCGGCAAAGCTTTTCTTTTTTTTGCTCCGGAACCTAGCTTGTCAGCGTGTTCCATGGCTTCTTTTTTTCTTGATTCTTTGCTCATACGCATCCTTACGCCATGATAAATATTGTCCCAACAACTCCTAAAATCAATAAAGCCACTGCAGATAGGTCATAGGCTATTTTTGTTAACCGAAACATGCGTTGTTGTTGAGGAGATTTAAGGTCGATTGGATTTAGCACAGTTTTACCATTATGCCAAACACCTTTATCGCCTTTCATATTTACCAACTCAACGCATTTGTGATACGGAAGTGTAGTGTGTTTTTTGTTTATTTCTCTTATACACATCTCCCGATGGATTTCAGAGCATAAATGCGGTAAACCAAAAGGGAACAGGATGACTGAAGCAATTGCCCAAGCTGCAAGCACAAGATTTCTCTTGTGCTTGGCTTTTGAATCCAAATGGCTTTCTATCAAAACATTTTTTTCTTTAATGTAATAAAAATTTGATACCATTAGTAAGGACCTCCCCATGCCATTCCTGTGTACGGATAGGGATCAAAATTATCCTCTGGATCTCTTCGATCTTGAATAACTTTTGTTTGCCATTTGTCAATCATTTTTTTGTCAGCATCTGTAAGGGTGTCTGCTGTTGTATACCTTTTTCCTTTGTAAACAACTGAATTTTTCTCTTCTAATTCAACGCATTTGCTATACGGTAATTCAGGAAAAGTTTTACCCAATTTTCGGATACTTTTTTCCTTGTCAACTTCTTGATCAAGGTACATAGATGCAACGCCTAATGAAAACACTGCTGCAAAAGTGAGTCCTGCAAGTTTGGCATTTCTTTTATGCTTTACTTCAGAATCTTCTTTTGTTAAAATTAAAACTCCACTTTCTTTTATGTGTCTAAAGTTTTTTAAAACTGGGCTTGTCATATTTTCCTCATAATTTTGTTGTTAACCACTTAGTGGATTCATAAAAAATAGACCACTAAATGATTAAGATCAAGCAAAATTATTATAAACATTCTTTTTTACTGGCTTCTTCTGTTGAATATTGCGTTGATTTTTTTGATTGCAATCTAGTTTGAGAAAAATAAGTTACATCTTTGTAAATAATTGTTCCATATTTTTCTAAATTTACGCACATGCTGTACGGCAAATTTGGGTACTGCCTGCCAATGTCTCGGATCCGACGTTCTTTTTCTGCCTCGTGTGCTAAAGACGGTATGCCTACAAAAAAAAGGGCCCCTACGCTAGCAGTGGCCAAAATAACATTCCGTTGATGCTTAAGATCAGAATCTTCTTTCGTAAGAAGAAGGACTCCAGATTCTCGAACGTGGCCAAAATTGCCATGCACTGGACTGCTCATCAAAACCTCATTTTTTAAATTGGTTCATGGTTTCCTGAATCCGAAATAAAAGTCATGCCTGATTTAAATTTAGCTTTTGCTTCTTCAAAAGCTGCTGCTCTTTGTGCTAAGCTGATCTCATCTTCTGGCATCATTAAGTTTTTTAGTGGGCGCACGAAGTCTTGAATTTCTTCCATCCAAATATCGCCCCTACCCGTTTGTTCATGAGGTTTTACGAAGCATCCTGGAGGAGGAGCCCATTTTGCTACACCATCCCATTCTACAACGTTTTGCACGATATTTTTTTCGTCTATTACTGCATACCTAGCCATTATTTCACCTAAAAAAACTCTATAACTGTTATTTGACCTCTTGCGCCATTTCCTCCTGCACCGGAATTAGATACAGTTGATATACCGCCACCTCCTCCGCCGCCAGCTCCTCCTGGAATAGCACCATCACCACCATTGCCCGCAGTTGTTCCAGCAAAAGGGCCACCTCCTCCGCCGCCACCAGTGCCCCCCATAACGACTGCACCGGTTGTAAGAGAAGGGTTCCCGTTTCCGCCATTTATATTCCCAGATTCGTCTCCTGCAATACCTCCAGCTAACAGAGTTACAGAATTAACATCAACAAATGAGGCTCCAGTCCCTCCGGTCCTTTTTGAGCCAACATCATAGCCACCGCCGCCTCCACCAGAAGAGCCGCATAAATATGTGCCGGAAGATCCTAACGTAGTTGCAGAGTTACCCGTAACATTCCTACCGCCTCCGCCAGCTCCTGGCGATACAATAGGTGGGGTATATCCTGCACCAGTACCTACGGAGCCGCCATTAGCAGTTAAAGTGTTGCCTCCAAGCCCAGCAGTTGTCCCAGCTTTAGTAGTATAATTTCCAAAGGCAGAAACATTTTGTAGAGACCCAGCTATCCCATCAGTAAGGTCCACGGTTTGGGCTGCACCACCAGCCGATAATGCGCCAATTGTAACGGTTTCTGAAGATCCAAAGTAACTAGCCGGCCCATCAAAGTATATGCCTGAACCGCCAGCACCGCCGCCGCCGCCACCAGCTGCCGTAGATGCCCCTTTTCGCCCCGATCCACCACCGCCGCCGCTTCCCCATCCAATTACTCGTACATATGAGGTTCGCGGATCTTTAGTCCAGGTACCACTGGAAGTATATGTTGTAATTTTAGTATTTATTAAATACGCCATATTTTTCCTAAAAGTATTCTATAACTGTTATTTGCCCGCGAGCTCCAATTCCACCAGCTCCTGAGTTAGCCACTCCGGTTATGCCGCCGCTGCCGCCCCCGCCTCCGCCGCCAGGAGCCCCACCGTCGCCGCCGTTGCCTGCCGTAGTGCCCGCTGAAGGGCCGCCGCCACCGCCGCCACCAGAGCCACCTGTTACAACGCCTCCGTTAGTGGTTGTAGGACTATTTCCAGTTCCGCCGTTTATTGTAGTAGATTCATTTCCCGCAGTGCCTGCGGCAACAATAGAAGTGCCTCCATCGCTAGCTACAATAGCTCCGCCTTGGCCTCCGTTGCGTTTGGTTACCGAATCATATCCTGCTCCTCCACCGCCGCCAGAGCCACATATGTAGCTTGCTGTTGTTGATCCCACTGCGGCAGGAGTACCCCCAGCGACGTTGCTACCGCCTCCACTTGCCCCTGAAGTCTGTCCGTTTCCAGGAAACGCCATTATAATTACTTTTCCACCGACACCTGATGTTGTTGTGGTTGTGCCGCCTGCAGCGGCTGAAGTTTGCGCGACACCTAGGATCTTTCCGAAACTTGATACGTTGCCTAAGGTTCCTGTGTTGCCACCAGTCCCATTAGTAGATTGCGCTACACCGCCAGCAGCGGTACCGCCTACTGTAACAGTTTCACTTGTCCCAAAATATGATGCTGGGCCTATATAATGAAAGCCTGCTCCACCAGGGCCACCTGATCCGCCGCCAGATGCAGTAGAAGAGCCTTTGTATCCCGAACCTCCCCCTCCTCCTCCACAAAAGCCTATTACTTCTATCACTTTTGCGCGAGGATCTTTGCTCCAGGTATCACTAGAGGTATAAGTTGTTATTTTTGATCCCGCTAAATATGCCATAGCTATACCACAAAGTAGTTTGTGCCGTTAAAATATACAGAAATAGAACCATAGTTGGATGGAATTGTAACGGAAGCGGCGCCGTCAATTGTTCCGGTTCCAGCGGCGACCACAATTGGATTCGCTGCAGCGCCCCCTGACTCATCTTTTATAATCCAATGTTGCCCTGCAATAGCCCCAGAAGCCGGCATGGTAATTGTTCTTACAGCAGCAGTGCTAGTAACACCAATAATCCAATCTGATATCAAAACATTGTAGCTTATAGCTGTTTGGACATATCCCCCAGCCAAAGCTTTAAACTTGACAAGAGGTCCGATAGTTACAGGGGTTTGCGTCGTGGCATTTATACCGCTTGACGTACTATTAAAGACTATTGCTGAATATTGAATTTCTCCTGCGCCCGTGATGGTGTTTGTGTTTGTCGAGCCTACAATAGAATGATAAACGGCTAATACCGACCCGCCTGAAACAGATATAGCAGAAGCAGACCCACTAAAAACCCTGCTGTGAAGCAGCTGAGAAGGGGCGCCGCCATGTGTTATTGCTGTATTATTTGTTGGCATTGAAAACTGACTATAACTGGACAGCAAAACAGCGGTACTGGAGGTGGTCGTCGGATTTGATATTGTAGAATACCCAACAGTTAAAAGATCTGCTGAAATTGTATTTGCTGTTGTAGATGATCCTGTGTTTGTAATTACAGTTCGCAAGAATGCCAAAGTACCGTCGGTAACTGCAAATAATGCAATTCCTGTGGTCGTAATGTCACCATTGCAACCTACAATATTTATTGCTGCATTAGCATTGGATCCGCTACATGCTATGGCTGTATTGTTTGTTATATTCAGATAACAATCGCGAATATTAAGTATTGTTGCGTTAGCTCCAGTGAGCGAAATAATGTTATCAGCATTTGTTTGTAGGCGCACTCCACTCACAGTCACCGAGCCGCTATAGCTAGCGGAAAGTTTGCCAATAATTGTAACTTCTGGCGTTAAGCCTCCAGATTCAAACCCAACTAGGTCTACGCCCGCTTTTAAGGTCAAGTTTTCTGTATATGTACCTGGCCTAATAAAAATTGTTTGCCCAGAACTAGCAGCAGTAATTGCTGACGCAATTGTGCTAAAAGTACCCCTAGAACCAACTGTAGATGAAGAATCAAC